AATGGTGCCTACACAGTGGACTGGGCCAACGGTAACCTACAGACGGTGACCCTGGGTGCCAACATAACGGGATTCACCATGAGCAACTTCCCAACCAACACCGCACAGTCAGTGGGCGTCACGCTCTACCTGGTGCAGGACGGCACTGGATCAAGGACCATGTCATTCACCGCAACGGGCGGGGAGACGTTCAAGTTCGCGAGTGGGGTTGACAGCAGTTCAGTTTCAGCGGCCAACGACATACAGACGGTATACATATTTTCAAGATACAACGGATCAAGCAACACGTTCTACTGGACGCTTGGACCAACCTACAGTTAAGGAGACACCACTATGACATTCCCAGGAGCGGGCAGGGCAGTTTGGATAGGAGGCAGTTCAGGAGGTGGGACTGGCAGGACCACGGACTGGAGCACCTATGACGGCACCAACGACACGGCCTGGCAACAGTGGGTTGATGACACTTCAACGGCACTGGGCACGACCTATCAAGTTTCATACACGGAAAACAACGCCATAAGAGCAGGTTCCTTGACAGGTTATCTTGCCATCACCAATGGCTCACAGGAATTCTTGGGTTATTTTACGGCAGACACCGCGGATGCCACCTCTATGTCTATTAACCTTAGTAGTGGTCACGCAATGACAAGACCTGAAATCAAATCATGGGGTTCCAACATTTTAATGACCTCAACAGCAGACCAAGGTTCAATAGTATTGTTTAAAGATGCAGGACAGACATCCTCTGGTAAAATATCAGGCCTGTTATCATTCCAACCCACAGAAACAAGGCACAGCGTGGTAGCAGAATATTGGGAAATGCCTGGCATGGATAATACTGAGTTTGGAACTGCTGGCAAGGCCTATTCATTAATATTAGTGGCTAAAAATCCCAATCAAGAAACTATTTCTTATACAACAGGAAGTGCAACAGGAACCAATCAACCCGTGTGGATCCACGCAGTGTTGGAAGACCTAGATACTTTATACAGCACACCAAGTTCAGCATTGACAGGGTTGGATGCAATTACTTCAACCATATCAGGCCAAACAAATGAAGCGGCATATCTACCTCTACATTCATACAGCAGTGTGGGTGGAGATCCTGATTCAACAGGCAGTTTTTATAACGGAGTTGAAGCAGACGGCACAGCACACTCATCAGCGGCAGAATCATTGCCTAGATTAATGTGGACAGGTGATTCAAATTTCAAATGGATGCAACATCCCACCGGAGGCCGACCTGGCAACGGGGTGGAGTTTAGGGGGGCGATGTTGAACTGGACTCCATACCACGCGACTGATGGTAGCACGACAGGTGGCAACCAGGCTGGTGTGATGTGGAACATAACATTTACCAATCACAGATGGAATTTAAGACATCCTACTAACACCGCTGATAATTTTTGGTTGGACAGGCCCGCCAGTGGGAATCAGAATGCCGAGTGGAACGACATCTCTGTGCAGAACCCAGACAGGATACAGTATCAGGGTGGTCAACTGCGATCAGAAACACAGTTGGGAGAAGATTTGGTTCAAACGATCAGATTGGAATCCGGCCAGTGGGTTGGCATGTATGGGGACAGCAACGGAACCAAGGGTGGAAACCTATACGTGAACTCCGTGGCGAGGACTTCAGAAGACCTAGACGCAAATTGGACCTACAGGACATCACCCGAATACATAGTGGCCGAAGACATCAGCACACCTGACACACACGCATCAAACAGCCTGGCGGTCAGCGTCACCAATGGTTCAGACTCAACGTCAACTGCGTTCGATCCAGACTCAGCAACGTTGTTCACACTGTCAGCCAACTTCTTTGCAGTGATGTGGAGGAAATCGACCACGGCCTACGTCAGCATATTTTCCGCACAGACACAAACATCCACCCCCGTCAGCCTGACCAGAGAAATAGACACAATCAACCTTGGCACGGTTCCAGCAGGAACGATGAGTGGGTTGAGATTGGGCACAGGCGTGGCCATGATCACGTGTGGCAACTACTACAGGATCATCAAGACGGACGCGATCTAATTAAATAACACTAAAGGAGACGCACACAATGGCTACTTGGCCCACAGGAACTAAAGCAGGAACAACACACCTAGACTCAGGAACAGATTCACCTAGACTGGCCAGACCGGACATCAAGCAGAATGTTGACAACGTGAACAGCGTGATTGACATGTTCAACATCGACTCACCAACCAACGGTCAGATCCTCAAATACAACACTTCAAACGCAAGGTTCGAATTGGACACTGATGCAACAGGTTCAGCGACGGCGGCCACCACATTCGTTGGAGATGACTCAACGGGCACGGCGGTCAACCCAGGGGAGACGTTCAAGATAGCGGGTGCCACTGGCATAAGCACGGCGGTTTCAGGAGACACCATCACCATAACGGGGACGGCACAGACGGCACAGGATTTCACATACGCCTCACTGACTGGCACACCAACACTGACCAGTTTCATCACAGCATCTAGTTCAGAGACACTGACCAACAAGGCGGGTGCGATATCAATGTTCACCAATGACTCGGGATTCATAACGGACGATGGCAATGGCGACCTAACCATAACCAATTCAACAATAGCATCATCAGGTAGCACCATAGACCTAGATGACACGGTCAGGTTCAACAAGAACTACACGGAAGACATCACGGCACTGACCAGTTCAACTGGCATAACCGTTGACGCGGCCACGGCCACGGTCCACACGGTCACACTGGCACACAGCACAACATTCACGATTTCAAACCTACCAACGGGTGGCACGGTGACCATAATAATCACACAGGATGGCACGGGTTCAAGGACTGGTGCGTTCACCTCCGTCAAGTTCGCGGGAGGCACACCAACACTGTCAACGGACGCCAATGCCATAGACGTTGTGACCATATTCAACGATGGCACCAACAACATAGCCAACATAGCAAAAGCATTCGCGTAGGAGAACTATGCCAATAGGATTCGCAAAAAACATATTAGGAGCAGGAACATCGTTCGTGCCATTGGAGACGATAATTGTAGTGGGGGGGAAAAGTGGATCTCAAGTAGGTTCTGGTATGATGACAACATCTTTTAACGTCACAAAAGATGAATTAAACATCGCAGGCACACCAGTTGGCACCACCAACGGTAAGGTTATACCAATATCAAATGGCACTTATAATGTCCGCATCACTGCCATTGGATCACTAAACGCTGTCAACGGTGCCAACAGCCCAGCAAGTTATTCAGCCACGGTTGGTGTAGGACAATCGTCCAACTTCAATGGTTTGCCATCTAGCTTTACTTTTTCAAACTCAAGCAACTTTTCAGGATCTCGTTCAACTAATAGCGGATTTATTACAATCAATTTCAGTGCCACTGATCTTGGCGATGTGACATTCTCAAATAATCAGATAACTCAAACAGTTGGTATGTCACCAACTGGTGGAAACTCCTTCAATTTTCCTTCATATACAATCACAATATTTGAGTTAGAAAGTTGATTGACTTAACAAATAAATAACATTGTAAATTTACAAAGGAGAAAAAATTATGTCAGCGGCATCAAACTTTTTAGAAGACAAATTACTAGACCACACGTTGAGATACTCAACGGCACCCTACACGGCACCATCCACCATCTACGTGGCACTGTTCTCGGATTCAGGTTCGGGAGTGGCGGCGGCCCTGGAGTCAAACACTTCAGGAACGGACGCGACAAACAAATGGGGCTACTACGAGATCAACGCAGGCGCATACGCCAGACAGTCAGTGACTTTCGCGGAGGCGGGCACCACGACCACAGGAACGATAGAGACCAACACACCGGTTTCATTCCCAGTGGCCACGGCGGACTACCAGACGGCGGGCACAACAGGCAATGTTGTCACACACATCGCACTGATGGACGCATCAACAGGTGGAAACGTGTTGTTCTATGGGGCACTTACAACAAACAAGACTGTGAGTTCTGGGGATCAGTTCACCGTATCAACCGGCAACCTATCAATCAGTCTCGCTTAATAAAGGAGGAAAACTCCTGTGTCAACTACCAGAAGGATAGTTAGGACTGAAAGTTTCAGTAACTGGCCTAACGACCCATCACTCAATTCACAGAATACTAATCTAACCTGGTCAGCGACAAACGACGGGGCTGGAAAAAATTGGACCATAACCACGCCAGCATCAACTGATCCCAGTGGTAATGATCAGTATGGCACAGTAACGCTAAACACATCCGCTCCTGAAAGTAAATTTTTTACACAAACCATAACCACGGATGACTACCGTGTGGCCGATACACTTTACAATATACCAGCATCAAGGTGTAGTGTAGATATCAATATGAGTATTGAAGGGCATGCCGCGGTGACACAACAAGGATCTGGAGTTGCGGTCACGTCCCAAGCAGAGGTGATCATCAACGGCATAACATATCAACCAGACATTAGTGGAACAAATACAAATTACACTTTATACCGTGGCACGGCTGGCAATTTAACACAGACTGGAAGCGATGTCACAACACAGACAGCAAGTCTTAATCAAAATACTATAGTTGCGAAATATAGACAGCGGGCGGTCAGTTACAATCCTAATAACAGTATTCCAGACACCATCATAAGTTTCCATCGTAGTATAATAGGAGGTCCATTCACAAGATACTGGGAGGCTGATCTTCATACCATAGATGGTGTTGTTGATTCTGTGTCATTTGATACTTGTGTGTCAAGCATGGATGTCTTACCAAGTGTAATAAAATTTACCGCAACGTCTGACTTGGCTACAACTACAACCTTACAGGAAATTTCAATTAACAAAAAAATAGCCACACCTGACGTCAACACAACAGATACAAATTTGTCAGTGGTGCCAAGTTTTATAAGAGGTTTTACACGAGAACTTACAGTCCAATCAAGTTTATTAGCATCAACAGAAAATCTAGTCCGGGCAAGTGCTACACTGTCCGCGGCGACCACTGTTTCCTTGATCACAACATTCAAACCTGGGGTGGATGACAACTTCACATCAGCGGTCACGGCCGCGTTCCAGGGCAATCTCATATTTGACGTCAACAGCGAATACACCTGGGACTCATTCAACCTCAACAGTTACTTCGTGCAGGGCTTCGCAGTGGACGACTTCTCACAGAGCCAAGGCGAATACAACTGGACGTTCCTGTCCACTGACTCTTGGGACGACTGGACCACCATCACCTGGATCGGAGACGAATCCACGTGGGACAACTGGCCCAAGGACGTGTGGGAGGAACCATACGGACTGGACACGGCGGGATCCATGATCATATCACCAGCATTCAAACTGGGAGACGTGGTCACATACAACAGTGCTTTCACCATCGTGGAGGACACGGCACTGGAGGAGGCGGCGGAGGCCGACCTGGCATCACAGTTCACGGCGGATTTCACGGCGGTGGGCATCATCGATGTCACGGTAGCGATATCCAGTGCGATGTCGCCATCATTGACGGCCAACATAATATACGATTTAAACGACAGCTCGATAACCATAACGGGTGCGTTCTCACCAGTTTTAACCGCGAATGCGATAACAGACACATTTGCTGACATTGATGTAGCCTTCACATTCGCGGTTGAACCAACATTCAAACCTGCAGGTTTTTCAACCATCACCACGGCATCCACATTCGAACAACTGGTGCCAACGTTCAAACCGGGTGGCTTCTCGGCGATGGTGGCGTCAGCGGGCACACTCACGGTTGGAAGACTGTTCTTCCCTGCCGATCCTTACCTGATCGCCCATGTGTCGCGTGAACTCCGTAAGGTTGTTTTACCTATTGAAAATAGACAAACATTGGTAATGTCGGAGAACAGGTTAAATACTATCACACAAGAAACGTCGGACTACCTAGTCCCACAAGAAACGAGGAGTTTGAAATTGAGGACAGCACCATTCAAAAATAGATTTTCAACACCAAGGGTTAGACAGGAGCAATAATGGCCAATTTGACGGGATTCAAGAAAGACCAAGATGGACTATACATCGACAAATCTCCCAGTTCCAACATACAGTATGGACTGGACTTCACGGACTACCTGAACTCAGGTGACACCGTGGCCAGTGCCACGGTCACGATAGAAGCAATCACGGGAGATGCCGCACCACTGGCGTTCCCAACCAACGCGGCCACTGACGTGTTGATATCAGGCGGGGTCCTGGTCAACATCAGACTGTCAGCCGGCACGGTGGACAACATATACGACATCAAGTGCGTGATCACCACGGCACAGGGTGACACCGATTCCAGATCATTCAGGATCGTGTGCAGGGAGAGGTTCCTGTAATGGACACACAGAAGAAATCATACAAGCTGGACCATGACTTGATATTCAAGTTGGCATCCATACACTGCACATACGCGGAGATAGCCGAGATAGCGGCCACGTCAGTGACCACGCTGGAGAAGAGATTCAAGAACCTGATAGAGAAGGGCAGGGCTGAAGGCAAGAGATCATTGAGACGGGCACAGATGGAGAAAGCAATCCAGGGCGACGTCAGGATGTTGATATGGATGGGCAAACAATACCTAGATCAGAAGGACCAACCCACTGACGAAGAGAACACGGCACCACTTCCTTGGGACGAGAAATAGTCCTTTTAACACGTCACCACAGCAACAACAATAATTACATACAATGAAGTTATCAGATCCACAACGACAGGTCGCGGATGACCAAGCCAGGTTCCGCGTTTTAGTAACCGGTCGTCGTTTTGGTAAAACCACATTGGCCATCAGGGAGTTGTGTTACACCGCCAGGATACCCGGCAGGGTCTGCTGGTATGTGGCACCAAGTTACAGACAGGCCAAACAGATAGCCTGGGTCAAATTGAAGAAGATATTACAGGACCTACGTTGGGTCAACAAGATCAATGAGGCGGAACTCACAGTATCACTCAAGAACGGATCGAGGATATGCCTCAGGGGTGCGGACAACCCTGACTCACTGCGTGGGGTTGGTATTGACTTCCTGGTGCTGGATGAGTGTGCTGACATCCAAGAGAGTGCATTCACGGAAGTGCTGAGGCCAACATTATCAGACACCAAGGGCAACGCACTGTTCATCGGAACACCCAAGGGCATGAACTGGTTCTATGACCTCTACCAGAGGGGACAGACCCAGACCGAGGAGGAATGGAGTTCCTACCAATTCACCACACTGGACGGCGGTTGGGTTGATCAGGAGGAGATAGATCAGGCCCGCAAGGACCTTGATGCCAAGACCTGGAGGCAAGAATACCAGGGAACGTGGGAAAATTATTCAGGCATCATCTACAATTTCAGCATCAAGGACAACGTCAAGGATTTCCAGGAACCCCTAGACAACAACATCATACACATAGGCATGGACTTCAACTTGGATCCAATGAGTGCCGTGGTCAGTCACATCAAGGACGGTGTGGTCAACGTGTTTGACGAGATACAGATATGGAGTTCAAACACTGACGAGATGTGTTCAGAGATACATCGTCGTTATCCAGGCAAGAAGATATTCGTGTATCCAGACCCGTCAGCCAAGGCTCGTAAAACTTCAGCTGGAGGAAAAACGGATCTGAGTATCCTGACCAATGCGGGTTTCATATGCAAGGTGATGCCCAGGCACATGGCCGTCAGGGACAGGATAAATTCCGTCAATGCCAAGCTGTGTTCGGCGTCCGGCAAGCGAGATATCTATATACACCCCAAGTGCAAGAATATGTTAAATAGCATAGCTAAACAGACTTACAAAGAGGGAACAACTTTGCCTGACAAGACACAAGGATACGATCATTTTACCGATGCTTTTGGCTACCTGATTTCGTTCTTGTATCCTATAAAGACATTCTATGAACCAGCACCACAGGAAAGATTCGCAGTCAAAACAGGAGCAATGAGATAATGGCCAACTACCACCAAACCACAATCAATGGAAGCGTCAAGGGATTACCCACACACAGGGACTATGAGAATCACATAGATCAATACAGATTTTTAAAGAGGAGTTACCTGGGAGGTAACGAATACAAACAAGGAATGTATCTGACCAAATACACATACGAGTCAGAGGGCGAATACATGAACAGGTTAGACCAATCGGCCATCGACAATCATTGTCGGAGCGTTTGTCACATCTACAATTCCTTCTTATACAGGCAAGAACCAAAGAGAGATTTTGGTTGGTTAGAGAACACACCAGAGATCAATAATTTCCTAAAAGACTGTGATCTAGAAGGCAGGAGTTGGGATTCATTCATGAGGGAGGCCAACCTACAGAGTTCCATATACGGACACTGCGTGGTATTGGTGGACAGACCAGAGATGCAGGTGGGAACACGTGCGGAAGAGCTGGCACAGGACATCAGACCCTACACAACCATCTACACACCAGAGAACGTGTTGGACTGGAAGTTCATCAGACAGGCCAACGGACACTACGAATTAGAGATGGTCAAGTTCCTAGAAGAGGACGACAGGATGTGGGAACAGTCTGCCGAATTCTACGTCAGGACTTGGACCAAGGAAAAGATCACACTGGAAGCATTCAACACTGACAACGACAAGGTGTTGGAATTGATCAGTGAGAGACCAAACACACTGGGCAAGGTTCCAGCGGTATGGGTCTACGCCAACAGGGGACCAATCAGGGGCATAGGTGTTTCAGACATCAACGACATAGCCCAATCACAGAGATTCCTACACTCACTGAACAGTGAGGCGGAGCAGTTGATCAGATTGACCAATCACCCCAGTCTGGTGAAAACGAATTCAACGCAGGCATCAGCGGGTGCCGGTGCGATAATAACAATGCCAGAGGAACTGGATGGTAATTTAAAACCTTTCTTGTTACAACCGTCAGGTGGTAACCTAGAGGCCATACTGGAGACAATGGACAACACAATTAAATCAATTGACAGGATGGCACACCTAGGGGCGATCAGGGCCATCGAGACCAGACAGATGTCAGGCGTCGCGATGCAATCAGAATTCCTATTGTTGGATGCCAAACTTTCAGAGAAGGCCAAGAACCTGGAACTTGCGGAAGAACAGATATTCAGACTGTTCGGCCTATGGCAGGGACAGGCCTGGGATGGCGAGATCAAATACCCATCAGCCTTCCACATCAGGGACAAAGGTCTAGACATGGACATCATACAGAAGGCGGCGGTGGCACAGAGGGACAGTGCGACAGCATCACCACAAGTGAAATCAATGTTGGACAACAAGATAATGGAACTGATGTCAACGGACCAGGATGATCTAGAAGAGATGCAACATCCTACAACCACACCGGCGGACAGATCAGCACACATAAAAGAGATGATAATGCAAGGTTACACGGATCAGCAGATCCTACAGATACATTCAGAAATCAGCCAAGCGGACATAACCGCGGCTAAACAAGAGTTATTAGATTTGAACAATGAAACCGCATCTCAAACACAACCACCTATTAGTTAGGGCCGAGGTCAACTCACCACCCCTACACAATTTCTCAAGCAGGAGATTGGATCTCGAGATCCGTAACCTGATCAAACACATAGACATGGAGATCCTTTCAGGACCACACTCAGCATACTGCGAGGAACCAGGCAACCTGGGATGGAGTTCAACTGCGATCATAACCACCAGTTCCATAACATTCCACTCGTGGACGGAGACGGGCGTGATACAGTTGGACGTCTACAGTTGCAAGGACTTCAGGATCAGGGACGTGTTCACTTGGTTGGCTCAGTTCGACATCGAGAAGTTGGACTACAAATACCTGGACAGGGAGAGGGGATTCACCACACTGGCTGATGACCAGTTCAGCGTGTGGGACGCAACACAATACAACCTACAAGCGGAGAACATGTAATGGACTTTGACAAAGGTGCCACAACATTTGATTTGCAAGACACGGAGTTCCACGACAGGTATGAACTGTTTGACCAGATAAAAAAGTCACACGTAAAATCATACAGGGAGGAGCGAGACATAACCTGTGACAGTGACATGAGGATCAGTGTCAACTCACACTACACAATATGATAAGAAAACTCTACAGATTACCAGAAGAGACGGCCAGGCACCTACAGATGAAACAGTTGTGCCTTGACTACTTCACAAACTACGAGAAATTGATGAAGCGACCCAGCAAGTTGGCCGCATCCAGGACCAGGAAGGCCTGTGTGCTGTTGAAGAGGGTGGCACACGCAAGGGGCCTGGAGCTGTTGGACCTATACGCACCAAGCAGGAACGAGGGCAGGCCAGAGAAATTCCCAACCAAACACAGAACAAAGGAGGATCACAATGGACAAGAAAAAGAAGAAGAAGAACAAAGGATCTAAGTCCGGCAGAAGAAAACCCAGTGGCCGTAGGAAGTAAAGACATTGAGAAATGGATCAGACAGGTTGTTATCAAGACTCATAAAGCGAGTAAATCGCCTGTCTGTCCGTTTGCAAAGAGAACACTTGAAGATCGTAAAATACAGATCACGCCTGCGACGCCAAATGTGTTGGCTCAGATTGATCAGTGTTGCAATCTTTTTAACGTGCTTAATCTCGATATTGTTATTTTCTATTTCAACGAACCGATAACCGAGAAGAAGTTGGCCAGCATCTGCAGGCTGTCACACCGCAACAATCCCAACACCGCCATCCTGTATGACCATCCTGACAACGATGGCCTACACAAGGGAGTCAGTTTCAGTTTTGGTAAATGTCCCCTGATAATGGTGCAGGACCTAAATAGGTTGAAGAATGCACAACAACAACTACGAAAGACTGATTATTATCTCTCTTGGGGTCTTGACCCTGATAATAGTATGTTCTATTAGCAACTGATAAATATCTTTGTGAGCAAATCCTAATCACGTATTAACAACAAGGAGGACTACGATGAGTCAAGAGACATCGCAAGACACGGGTCAGACTGCCACTGTGGCACAAGATCAAGTCTCTAACACAAACACCACGCAGGACACAGCGGACAATCAACCCGCGAAAGTTTATACGCAGACAGAACTTGATGCAGTGGCGGCTGAAGTAAGAAGGAAAGCAGAAGCCAAGCTATCAAAGAAGTTTGAAGGCATAGACGTTGAGCACTACAAATCTCTAACTGCCAAGGAGGAATCTGAGAAGATATCCAAAGCACAGGAGAAGTCAGAGTTTGAGAAACTGTTGAAGGAGAATGCTGAGAAGTTTAACAGCAAGATCACGACACTAACTTCCGAACTGACCAAGATCAAGGTGGATGGAGCATTGATAAATGCCGCGTCAACCAAGAGGGCAGTGAATCCAGATCAAGTCGCGAGACTGGTCAGGGACAATGTCAGGATGTCAGAGACTGGAGAGGTCGAGATCGTTGATCCAAAGACGGGGCAGACTAGATACACTGACAATGGTGACGCTTTGACGGTAGATGGGTTGGTGAGTGAATTCTTACAGACAAACCCACACTTCGTTTCAGCAGGTCAACCAGGAGGTGGATCCACGTCGAACACTGGCACAGCGGGTGCGAAACAGATTGATGTAGAAAAACTGGATATGAACAATCCAGATCACAGGAAACTGTATGCTGAGCATCGTAAGACGCTTGGGATATAGATCCTACATTAACAACTAACAACAAGGAGAACCATCACAATGGCTCTAACAAACACAACAACACTGGCAAACTTATTGCCATCGATCGTCGCAGAAGCGTTATACCAAGCATCTGAGAAATCGATAATGAAAGGTCTAGTCAAGAACTACACACTAGCACCATCATCAGGACTAACGGTTAACGTTCCAATCTACGCGAAAGTTACAGCGGCAGGTTTAACGGAAGCTACGGCTCCAACAGCAACAGCGATCACTCCAAGCACAGCGGCTCTAGCAGTATCAGAAGTAGGTATCAGAGCAACTGTTTCAGATATTTCAATCATGGCATCAGCGTCTAACGTTGTTGCGGACATTGGAAAATTATTTGGAGAATCTATAGCAAGAAAAATGGACACAGACCTAATGGCTAACTTCAACAACTTCTCACAAGTGGTTGGCGGAGTAGGCGAAAGTGCAAGTCCAACAGCAACACCGGCTATGCTTTTTGAAGCAATAGCTAAAATCAGATCTCAAGGTTACGACACATCAAACGATTGTGCGATCGTGTTACACCCGAACATCGCTTACGACATTGCTTCAACTCTTACTTCAACTTTTGCGGCTCCGGCTTCAGCAGTTGGTAACAGTGCATTGGCTAATGGCTTCATGGGAACACTAGGCGGAGTTCCAGTATACCAATCATCTCTAGTTCCACTAGCTGATGGTTCAACTGCTGGTGACTACGGTTGCGGTATCTTCCACAAGGAAGCAATTGGTTTAGCAATGATGCAAGACATCAAGATCGAATCTCAGAGAGAAGCGACTTTAAGAGGTTTTGACATCATGGGAACTGCTGTATACGGAACAGGTGAGTTACAAGACTTGGCTGGCGTAAGAGGAAGTTTCGACTCAACAATTGAGTAGTTCTAACAATAACACAACGAGAGGAGATAAAACCCTTTCGCTCATTAAAAGGGGATCTTTACGGTCCCCTTTTTTTTATCCGTGGCATCACAACGCATTACCGGTAAATAATCACACAGAGAAGGACTCTGTGGAAAACTATTAAGAAGGACTTTTAGCATGGCGACATTCGCAACAGACACCAACCTATTGGAATACGAACCACAGATCAAGCAGTTCGGCATCCAAGAATACACAACAGAACACGAGAAGACTTACGAAGACATCGTTCGTCTACTGAATATAAAATGGTGGCCAACCACCGAATTTGGTAGGTATGATCTGACCGTATCCAGCACGATAGCGACCAAACTGGACACGACCAAACTAGATCCAACCCAATTCATCAGGGCCGCGGTTTACCACGTCTTGGCATACTACATCTATCCGAAGTTATCAACGTTCGAGGTTGACGGCGATGTTTTCACCAACAAGAGAGTCTACTACAAAGAGAAATTTGAAGAGGAGATGGATCTCATCCTGAGGGTGGGGGTTTCCTACGATATAGATGAGTCAGGCACTTTCGAGGACGGCGAGAAACAAACATTTTATAACGGTAGATTGATCAGATAATGTCAGCGAGAGAGAACATAGCAAAGAACATACTGGAACAGTTGCAGAACATGACTGATCCCGCCGTGGGCAAGATATCAAGGGTTGACTTCGACGTCACCAAACTCGCCATCACACAATTCCCAGCAATCCTAATGGTAACCGGCAACGAGGTCAGGAGCGACATATCGATGGGCCTGAGGGAGAGCACACTACAATACCAATTGAAATGCTACGTAAGGGGAACAGAGATAGACACACTCAGGAATGAGATCGTGGAACGTGTAGAGGAGACTCTAGAGCTTTCAAGGAACAGAGACATAACATCAAGCGTGGACAACATACACAACGTCACCACCAG